AATGTCATTTTCTTAGCAAACGCGTGATGCCACCGTGCACGAAATCGGCACCGCCAAAACCAACACCACCTTCACCCCCCGCCGCACCACCTGAGTCTGCTGCCGCATCGGCACCGCCTAAACCTGCGCCTTCACTACTAACTGCGCTGCCCCCCATCCCGCCACCACCAAACCCACTATCGCCACCAACACTTTGGCTTCCACCGTTACCACTAACCCCGGTGGTGGGTAAAGCAATGTTTGATGCCGGCTGAGCAAAGTTCAATCGTTGATATCGGATGGGCTGCTGAGACCATGTCTGTTGCAACTGTCCAATTCCTCTTTGCGGCATCATGCCGGTTTGCATATATTGCTGGCGGCCTTGCTGCCATTGCTGGAAACCACGCGGATCAGCAGCAATAGCACGGGGGTCAAGACCACCATAACTTCTATTAAAACCACCGTATCCGCCAAAAGGACTGTAACCGCCGTAACCCCCACCAAAACCACCAAACGGGTTACCGTAACCGCCACCAAAACCACCAAACGGGCTACCGTAACCACCTCTAAATCCGCCATAGCCCCCACCAAAACCGCCAAAGGGACTGCCGTAACCACCGTCAAAACCGCCATAACCACCGCCAAACGGACTGGCGTACCCCCCATACTGGGGTTGATAGACAGGTTGATAAAACTGCGGCGCAGCCGCATACCCTGTCACTTCATTTGTTTTGGGGTCCGTAATCGGTCGACTGTAGTCTTGGGCCAGCGGACGATAGCCCGAGGGTGGCTCATAGCCTGTAAACCGAGACGTATTGCCGCCAGAAAAAACATCGCCGCCAGCTTGCTGTTGCGACGAAACACCTGCACCGCCACCTGCCATGTTCTGCTCCTTATGCCGGCAAGAACTTCTGAGGTTTGATCTCGCGGCCTTGCTTTTTGTTGCCCGTCCGTGACTGCCGCACCCGGTCCATCATGGAATACAACTGTTTAGCGCCGGCATCGGTCGAGCCATTTCCAAGATGGGACACCACATCCGCCGGGATTACAAACTCACCGTCGGCTAGCCGCGCAGGACGCTTCTCCGCAATAGTGGCTGGAATATTGTCGGACATGCCATCGCCCGGACCCTTCAGCAAGCGCCCGCCATCAGAATAGCCGCCCAGATCCGACGCGCCACCCGAACGCATGCGCGTTACTGCTTCCGACCGACGCTGCCAATCTAGACCACCATCATTACCCAAAGGTGGTGTACGAAGCGGACCACCACCAACCAACATATTTTGCTGCCCTAAACTGGCAATGCCACCGTCGGCCATCTGCAAAGACGGACGGAAAATATCGGGGTCATAACGAAAACGAGAAAGCGGCCCGGTATACGTCTCTTGCATCGGCATGCTGGAACCACGATTGGTCAAGGCCATCAAACCCAGACCCGCTCCGCCCCCGTACAGCATCTTCTGCGTAGGCGACAGACCTTTCCACCATTCGGTCGGGCTATCAAAAAAGCCCAGTTTTGCAGCGGGCGCAGCATCAACCAGCGTGTTCAAAGGCGCTGTAGCCGGAACGACGTTACCCATAGCGCTGTAGGTCTGCCCGGCGGCCAAAGCCGGTTGAACACTGCCCGCCGCTGCTCCCGCAGCCTCGGCTCCTGCCGCAGCCGCACCCGGCATACTGCCGCTCAAAGCACTGCTCAATCCTCCAAACGCGGCACCACCCAACCCGCCCAGTATGGCACCTTTCAAAGGATCACGGCCCTGCATGGCCGCTGTGCCGCCGCCCAGCGCAGCGCTCAATAGTGCGGCTTCACCAACACCCATTCCAGCCATGAGATGCTCCTTTTACAGAATCGTATCACTCTAAGGGAGCAGATACAAAGGTCATAGACGCAATTACAGAAGGGATTGCAGGACGCGTCGGCGACGAGCCTGCTGCGGAATACTGCAACAACGTTTGCGTGTCGGTAGAACTCCACACAAGCTCCAGATAGTCACCGGCGTTAAGTTGCACGATAAAATTTAACGCCGCGACCACGTAAGACGGATTGCCAGTCGACTTATGTGCGGGCATCCCAAAACGCGTGTTTGAATCGGGAATGTTGACACCATTTTTGCGAAACCACATATCAATATCTTGCGACTGATTGTCGTCATTTGATAACTGCGCACTGAATTGAAAGTTGTAAACGCCCGTACGATCTACAACAAATTTGGTCGTATCAACAAGCTTTACGCCGTTTGAGTAATCTGTCGTATCAAACGTAACTGAATAAGCCGTCGTGGTCGAAGCTGCAGTCTGCGTGTCGTTACTGTGAAAAGCTCCGAAAGGAAAACTCAAGTGATAGCCACCTTTAGTTCCGGCCAGATTCTGTAACAAGCTACTTAACTGCGTGAAGTACAGGCGAAGCGTATTGGCAAACTGATCTTGGTATTGCGCATTCCACTCTCTAGGAGCCAGCGGTAAGTTAGGCGCGGCTGAAAATTGAAGTTTGGACAGGTTCATTTAGCGGCGTCCATCTGGTTTGATATCGATTCGAGGTGCGCCTAACTGCCAGCAGGTGTTAAGCTGATTCGAAGAAATCTCAAAGATCATTTGCCGTCCGCGTACGCGGGTGAAGATCTGCCCGGTAAACTCTTCGGTTATTACATAGTTGGCACCCTGCGCCACAACCCCGTTTGCCGAGTCGATCTGCCCGGAACCGGAGTTGTAGAGCGCTCTCAGGGTCATGGTGACGCGAGGGCTAAGGTTGGTGGGCGAGTTAGTAGAGTTGTTGAACGTGATATCAGGAATGATACGCCAGACAAACCCAAAGTTGTGCCCGTCATTGATATCAAACTCTGAAGAAGATATGTTCGCACTCAGTGCAACTGCCGTACCATCCGTATTATCGTTAATCCCGTTTTCGTGCGCAATCAAACGGCCCGTCTGCGTCGATGAATCGTACGTCGTCGCATAAGGATATGCAGACAAACCGGAGTCTAACCACGCTGAACGACTCAACGTGCCGTAATACCAGATACGCTCCAGATAGTTGTAAATGACGTAGCGGTCTGGATAGGAGGCATCGGCTGAGCAATATAGCCACCAAACCTCATTGAAAGCTTCATTGGTACCCGCAAAGACTTGTGCCCGCTGATCAAGATTGAAGTCGCTAAAGACATACCGCCGCACGTCGCAGTTCAGCGTTTGGACCCGTCCGTCATAGGCGTAAAACTTGTCGACGCCCATCCAGTAAATAACGCCTGAAGCGATAATCGCAGCGTTCTGCCCAGCAATAGAGATATTATCGCCAAGGATCTGCGTGCTCCAGACCACAGGCGGGCCAAGATACTGCACGCTATAAACGCTTGAGTCCGTAAACACAACAATTTCTTGGCGTGTTTGCAGCGCTGTAACGATCTCCGAACCTCTGGAAAGGCGAATTGAACCAGCTTGGTTGGTAGCGTCTGGCGTCCACTCTCGCACGTTGTCTTGATCTGACCAGCGGATGAGCATGGGGTCGGCAGTCGCCGCGCCATAGTCGTTACAACCAAACGCAAAGATAAAGCGGCTGGTATCCGACACAAGAATGTAATTCTGTACAGTCGGCACGTCAACCAGCAAGGAGATCGAAAAGGTGCCGCTGCCAGCGCCAGTCACATTGATCAGATTGCCGGAGATATCAATTAGGTTAGCCGTCAACCCAAGGACGTTGAACAGATAGTAAGTGGTGGCCGCGCTGATGCCGGTTGGCAGCGTGCCGCCAGAAGAGACTGAGAACTGAACGGCAGTACCTTCGGTCAATAAATTAGTCAGCGTCACAACGGTCGGGCTTGCGGTTGTGAAAGTAACTGTGCCGCCCAGAGAGTTAAGCAGCACGCCCCGTGTACTCACGCCGCCTGTAGCATCCCAGTAATACAATCCGCCACCACGAGGGCCGAACACGAGATCCTCACCGTAGTTTTGTTGGTTCCACTGACGCAGTACGAACTGCGTAGTAGATGTCGTGTTACCCCACGTGCTGCCCGCTTGGTCCCAAGCCCCGGCACCCCAGCCCGTTAGTGGGACAGCCAGAGCAGGCCCGACGTTAAGCTGGTAAGCGGCAACTACTGCAGAACCACCGCCCGGAGATCCGGCAATAGCTGTAGCGTTGGGTGTTACCGAGATGGTGATTGTGTAGGTGTTGACATCGACAACTGTGACTTGGAACTCTTGGTTGAGCACTGCTGCCGTCACGTTCGTGCCGCCACTGCCAATATCAACGGCTCCACTGAACGTAACAAAATCGCCGGTTGAACAACCGTGACTAGTATCCGTAACCGTGACCGTCGTAGAAGCGGTCAAAGCAAACGGATTGTTGTTAATCGTTGCGGTTTCACGAATCGGCGTGATGTTGTAGTACGCGCCACCATTCTCGATATAGAACTTCAGGTTTGTTCCGACGCCAACCAAGTTCTCGTTGTTCAGCGTTACCCAATTGTTTAAAGAACGGCACACACCTTGAAACGTGTTTAAAGAGTACGGCACCCATCCACCCAGCGTCTCTGGATTCCCTTGACGAAAGCGAATCTTGTCGCATTCGTACCATCCGCCTTCGGTCGTATACCGCGTGTTTTCGCGGTTAACTCCCGGCTTGAACAGAATTTTCTGAAGTGGCATGGTTCACCTGAATAAAATTAACCTGCACTCCACTGCTCATCGGGCTTCACAGGCCAGCTCAAATTGCCGGGCTGTGGATTTACGGCTATGGCTCTAAGCGCTGCCCTATACGATATAAACGCAGCATGATTGATCAGATGTGGATTAATAGCCAAATTAGTAACATCTGGTTGATTAACCCAATCTGTCTGCTGCAAGGCTTCTATAGCAGCCACTTTATTTTCTTGAGCAGTCGGAGGAACTGGAACGGGAGGAATATATTCTGCAATGCTGCCATATTGCCCTGCGATGCAGTTTGCATAAATCTGTCGCCCGTGCTCTTCAACATCATTCGGATCGGCAGTAAACGGCAACTCTCGATTGATTGCGTCAAACTTTACAATCAAATCAATGGCGGTATGTTGCGGATTTGACCATTTTGGGTCTTTTGCATATTCAAGCTGCATTTTTATTCCTTACGAAATTCTCAGCCACAGGGTCGTTTCCCAGCCTGTTGCCCCTCGAATGTAGCCCATGCACATCCATGTCCCAGATCGCGCAGAGTCCTGTGACCCAATCCATGCATCGCCATTGCTATTGTCTGGAGCATCATTGGTTCCGGCTGATGATCCTTTCCATGTTCCCGTTGGGCGCAATACCGACCCGGCCAGCGTGTCTCCAAAGTTACGGGCCGTATAATTTGACCCTCCGTCTGGCCCGCCTTGTCCGGTCCCAAGAAATGCATAAGTCCCAACGGCTCCCGCAGATCCGGCAGCAATTGCGGTCAATACTTGGTTCGTGGTTACGTTAGTAACATTTGTTGCAGTAGTAGCGCTTGACGCCGTTGCAGCATTACCGCTGATGCTGATACCCCACGTTCCACTTGCCCCGGTACCCGACGTACTCGGCGCACCCACCGTGCTGTAGTCAACTGTCCTAGCTGCAGAGCCATTGAAAGTAGTACCTGCAGCAGCACCACCAGAAGAATTAAACGTCAC